GTTACAAAAAGAAACAGAAATGGCCAGACAAAGTCTGGTTTATACTCTTTGTTTATCCCAATGGAATGGAACTACGAAGGATTTATTGATGAGTACGGATTTCCAGTTTTCTCTACTCCTGATGTCGATAGGTTCGACCCAAGCGGTGAATTAATAGATGTAGGTGTAATAGATAATTGGCAGAATGAAGTTGATGGCTTAAAAGATGATTCTGACGGGCTAAACGAATTCTACAGACAATTCCCAAGAACTACAGAGCATGCATTTAGAGATGAGACCAAGGGAAGTATATTTAACTTAGTAAAAATATACGAGCAAATAGATTACAACGAAGAGATGTCAAGTACCTTAGGTATTACTCAAGGTAATTTCCAGTGGGTTAATGGAGTTAAAGATTCTCAAGTAATATTTTATCCAGACAAAAAAGGTAGGTTCAAAGTAAGTTGGGTTCCACCTCAGCAAATACAAAATAATGTTGTACTTAAAAACGGGATTAGATACCCGGGAAACGAGCATATGGGTTCGTTTGGTTGTGATTCGTACGATATATCAGGAACAGTGGATGGAGTTGGATCTAAAGGAGCTTTACACGGGCTAACCAAGTTTAGCATGGAAAACGCTCCAGCAAACAGTTTCTTTTTAGAATACTTGTCAAGACCACCAACGGCTGAGATGTTCTTTGAAGATGTTTTAATGGCTTTAGTTTTTTACGGAATGCCAATATTAGCAGAAAATAATAAACCACGTTTATTATACTATTTAAGAAGAAGAGGATATAGAGGGTTTAGCATGAACAGGCCTGATAAAATTTGGAATAAATTATCTGTAGCAGAAAAAGAAGTTGGTGGTATACCCAATTCAAGCGAAGATATAAAACAAGCACATGCCGCTGCAATTGAGATGTACATTCAAAACCACGTTGGCATAAAAGAAGATGGAACGCTTGGTGACTGTTATTTTAACGAGCTGTTAAATGATTGGGCTAAGTTTGATATAAATAAAAGAACAAAGCATGATGCATCAATAAGTTCTGGTTTAGCTGTAATGGCTAATAATAGAAACTTGTATGCTCCAAACGCAACGGTTGAAAAGCCCAAGTTAAATATAAATGTTTCCAGATATACAAACACTGGGAGTAATTCACAAATAATCAAGTAATAAATATGGCAGAGTCTGGCATTAAAAATTATTTCCCAAGTCAAACAGTTAGCGATGCTGAAAAGTTGAGCTATGAGTATGGGTTAAAAGTAGGTAAGGCTATTGAGCAAGAGTGGTTCAATAACGATAGAAATTCTAATAGATATAAATCTAATCACAATAACTTTCATAATCTAAGGCTGTACGCTCGAGGCGAACAGTCTATTCAAAAATATAAGGATGAGTTATCGATTAACGGTGATTTGTCCTATCTTAATTTAGACTGGAAGCCTGTTCCAATTATATCTAAGTTTGTAGATATTGTGGTTAATGGTATTGCTGAACGAATGTATGATATAAAAGCTTATTCACAAGATCCTTTTGGTATTGAAAAACGTACTGAATACATGGAGTCTATAACTAGAGATATGCAGACTAAAAAGTTTAACGATGCTGCGATGGAAAAATTTAACATAGATTTGTATGAAAACAAAAAAGAAGAGCTACCCGAGTCAGAAGAAGAGTTAGGACTTCACATGCAGTTAAACTACAAGCAAGCTGTAGAGATAGCTGAAGAACAAGCATTAAGCGTATTGTTTGAAGGTAATAACTACGAGTTAATTAAAAAACAATTTTATTACGATCTTACTGTTTTAGGTATTGGAGCTGTTAAAACAAATTTCAATACATCAGAGGGCGTTACTATAGACTACGTAGATCCGGCTAACCTTGTATACTCTTATACGGATTCACCTTATTTTGAGGATATATACTACGTTGGTGAGGTTAAAACTATACCGGTAAACGAGTTGGCAAAACAATTTCCTCATTTAGCGGAAGAAGATCTAGAAGACATAATGAAAAACAAGTCTAATAATAGATCCAACTACAACTCATCGCACACTTACGATAAAGAAGACAATAACACTATTCAAGTTGTTTATTTTAATTATAAAACTTATATGAATGAAGTTTATAAGGTTAAAGAAACAGCTACTGGTGCAGAAAAAATTATACCTAGAGATGATCAGTATAACCCACCGGAAGATAAAGAAGGTGGATACGGTAGAATGCTAAGATCTATAGAGTGTTTATACGAGGGGGCAATGATTCTTGGCACCAACAAACTACTTAAGTGGGAGATGGCAAAAAATATGATGAGGCCCAAAAGCGACTACACTAAGGTTAAAATGAATTATTCTATAGTAGCTCCAAGAATGTATAATGGAAAAATAGAATCTTTAGTAGGTAGGATCACTGGTTTTGCAGACATGATTCAACTAACACATTTAAAGTTACAGCAAATAATGGCTAGAATGGTTCCAGATGGTGTTTACTTAGATGCCGATGGATTAGCTGAGATTGACTTGGGTAACGGAACAAATTACAGTCCACAAGAAGCCCTAAACATGTATTTCCAAACGGGATCTGTTATTGGAAGAAGTTTTACAAGTGATGGCGATATGAATCCTGGTAAAATACCTATTCAAGAAATAACATCTGGATCTGGTGGTAATAAAATGCAATCATTGATAGGTAATTATAATTATTATCTACAGATGATAAGGGATGTAACTGGACTTAACGAAGCTAGGGACGGTAGTACTCCAGATAAAAACGCTTTGGTTGGCGTTCAAAAACTAGCAGCAGCAAACTCTAATACGGCTACTCGCCATATATTACAAGCTGGATTATTCCTGACATCACAAACGGCTGAATGCTTATCGCTTAGAATATCTGATGTTATTGAATATTCCCCAACAAAAGATGCTTTTATACAAGCTATAGGAACACACAATGTTGCTACGTTAAAAGAAATGTCTCAACTACACCTGTATGACTTTGGTATATTCTTAGAGCTAACACCAGACGAAGAAGAAAAAGCTATGTTAGAAAACAACATACAAATGGCTCTTCAACAAAAAAACATAGAATTAGAAGATGCTATTGACTTAAGAATGATTAACAATATAAAGCTTGCTAATCAATTGCTTAAAATACGTAGAAAGAAAAAACAAGAAAGAGACAGGCAATTGCAGTTAGAAAACATTCAAGCCCAAACACAATCTAACACTCAATCCGCGGAAGCAGCAGCTCAAATGGAAATGAAAAAAGACCAAGCACTTACACAAACAAAAATACAGTTAGAGCAAATGAAAGCTCAGTTAAATTCTCAAAAAATGATGCAAGAGGTTGCTCACAAGAAAGAGCTAATGGAGTTAGAGTTTCAAATGAACATGCGACTAAAGGGTGTTGAAGTTGATGGTGTAAAAACCAGAGAAAAAGAAAAGGAAGATCGTAAAGACGAAAGAACAAAAATTCAAGCAACTCAACAAAGTGAGATGATTGAGCAAAGAAATAGTGGAAAACCACCTAAAAACTTTGAGTCCTCAGGTAATGATATACTAGGTGGCGGATTTGATTTAGGTGCTTTTGACCCTAGGTAAAATTATTAATTATTATTATATTATATTATGGAAGAAGAAAACAAAGAAGTAGTCGAAGAGATTACACAAGAAACAACTGAGCAAGTTGATGAAAGTAAATTTGAATCCGCTGGAGACGACAGCGTTTTAAAAGTAGATTTAAGTAAACCCCCAATACCAAAAGAAAATGAAGTTAAAGAAAGTAACGCTGACGACAGCGGAGTGGTTGCAAGCGCTGAAGATGCCAACACCACACAAGAACAAGAAGAAGTACAACCGGAAGCACAAGCACAAGAAACTCCAATATTAGAAGAAATTACTGAAGAAGAAGTTGAAGAGGTTGAAGAAAAGGTTGAAGAAGCTATAGCGGAAGCCGAAGCTACTGGAAAACCACTACCAGAGAATATTCAAAAGTTAATGGATTTTATGAAGGATACTGGCGGGGATTTAAGTGACTATGTTAAGCTTAATCAAGATTACTCGAAACTAGATGATACTAGTTTGTTGCGTGAGTATTACAAGCAAACTAAACCTCATTTAGATGCAGAGGAAATTAACTTCCTTATGGAAGATACATTCTCATTCGACGAAGATATGGACGACGATAGAGAAATAAGAAAGAAAAAAATAGCGTTAAAAGAGCAAGTTGCTAACGCTAAAAGCCACTTAGACGGGCAAAAGTCTACATACTATGAAGAAATTAAGGCTGGATCGAAACTCACAACTGAGCAACAAAAAGCCGTTAACTTCTTTGATAGGTACAACAAGGAGTCAGAAGTAACTCAAAAAGCAGTGAAACAAAATACAGATGTTTTTACCCAGAAGACCGAGCAGGTTTTCAATGACAAGTTCAAAGGTTTTGAATATAATGTTGGGGATAAAAAATATCGATTTAATGTTAATAATGCTGAAGAGGTTAAGAACACCCAAAGTGATATAAATAATTTTACCAAAAAGTTTTTGGATAAAAATCAAACACTATCAGATGCTAAGGGTTATCACAAATCTCTTTACACAGCTATGAACGCTGATGCTGTTGCAAAACACTTTTACGACCAAGGTAAGGCAGATGCTATGAAAAATAGCATGGCTAAAGCCAAGAATGTTGACATGAACCCAAGACAAAGTCATGGGAAAATTGAAGCAGGCGGTACGACGTACAAGGTGTTAGGTAATGATTCTTCTGATTTTAAGTTTAAAATTAAAAACAATAAATTTAAAAATTAAAAACAATAAATTATGGCAATTACAAATGCTACAAATTTGAATAGCGTACCGGCTCCATTGCCACAAGCGCTATCTACAAATTATTTAGACCTAAACTCTTCAACGGGTTGGGCACAACAATATTTACCAGATCTTATGGAAAAAGAAGCTGAAGTTTTCGGACCGAGAACTATATCAGGATTTCTTTCACAAGTAGGAGCTGAA